CAGCTGTACCGGGCGGCCCGCCTCGGAACGTCGGAATGATGAAGTTGAGCTGGCGCGCCTTGTACGCCATCTGTGAAAACACCTTGATTTGCTGACCCCGCTCGCTCAGAAACGCAAGAGGGACCCAACACGCCTTGGCCATCTCAACCTGGTTCTGGATTTGGCATAGCTTCTCCATGAGTGCGTGTGGAAGCTCCGTATCCTTGATGCAGTACTCGGCAACCTCGCCGAGCCGGACCGGATCGCCCTCCTTGTACCGGCTGAAAATCTCCTTGACCGGCATGTCGTTCTTCTGATCTTTCAGAAAGTGCTTCGAGACGTTGTTCAAAGAGTAACTCTCGAGCTTGTGCTCGCGCTTCACATCCTGGAATAGATCAAAGACGTACCGGCCCTTCATAGGCGTCATCTTGAGCTCGTTGTTACCGAGCGCGCTCGAGCTCAGATTCTTGACCGTGACCTCCTCAATCGGACAGTCCTTCAGACGGCCCCAGACGGTGCTCGCCCCTGTACGGGTCGCACGCATGTGCAGAAACTCGAGATCGAATCCGAAGATGTTCCAGCCCGTCAGAATGTCCGGATCGATCTTCTGCAGGTACTTCTGGAAAGCCTCGAGGAGAGCCGCCTCGGTCTCGAAGGACTCCACGTCAGGCCCGGCCGTCTCCTTCAGACAGAGGCACTTGCGGTCCAGAAAGCCCTCTTGACCAAACGCTTTGGTCGTCATGCCGATCTGGAAGATGACGTCAGAAGGGTTCCGAGGATCCGGGAAGGCGCCAGTGCTCGAGTAGCACTCAATGTCGAACGACATGATTCGCAAAGGCGCGATGTCGTCGCGGGCCAGTGGCGTCACGAACCGCCAGTTTGGTGCCCACAGATTCACGTCGCAGGCCGTCGCCGCGTCCGGCTCGCAAAGTCCAGGATCGACCCATCCCGTCGAAGAGATTCCCGAGCAGTGCATGAAACGCAGGACCGGGTCGATGTTGCCCTCGTAAACCTTGCAACCGGCCAAGTCCGGGAACTTGCGGTTATCGATGCAGTACACGAGGCTGCGCATAGCGCGATGCGTCCTGAACTCGCATCGGACAAACTTGGACAGGGCACCATTCTGAAAGCCCCATAGGTCCTGACCGTCCTTGACCTCACACGATACGAGACCGCGCCACGAGTTCTCCTTGATGAAGGCCCTGACCGTCTGAGCCGTCGTACGAGGCCCGGGCTTGACGTAAAAGAAAGGACAAAAAGGCGTCCCGAGCGAAACCGATTTACCATCCGCAGATCTTCCGAAGATGCGAATGGTGAATTGATCGTCTTGATCTTGCCCATCCCAAGCCACAGCCTGAAAATGAGTCATCTTAACTATTATACGTTTTTAGTTCTTATCTAAAACAGGCCGGTCGAACCGAAGCCCGCGGCGCCGCGGGCGGTCGACGGCGCGGCGACCAGAGGCGTGTTCTCCGTAGGGATCTCGACCACCTCGGCCACGGTGTAGTTCTCAAGGATCAGCTGCGCGATCCGGTACCCCGGACGGATCACAAACGGCTGCGCACCGTCCAGATTCTGCAGGACAACCTTGACCTCACCCGTGTAGTCGGGGTCGATGACGCCCGCCAGAGTGTCCAGACCGTGCTTCACGGCGAGTCCAGAGCGAGGTGCAATACGTCCATAAGTTCCTGGCGGGAGCTGAACTGTGATGCCGGTCGAGACGACGACACGGCGCCCTGGTAGGACAACGTAGCTATCAGTGCTGAATAGGTCGTAACCAGCAGCACCGGCCGAGGCACGAACTGGGAGAATTGCAGAAGGATTAAGCTTGATAACATTGAGCGCCATTATACGATGAATACCATCAATTTCTTTAAATGTGAATATATATAAATGTTCAGAAAGTTGTGTGGTCGCGTGAAATGCAACAATTCCCCCCCGAAACGCACGCGCGTTAATAATGTGAAAAATTACGTCAAAGGGTTCGATCCAAATTCCATAAAAATGATGAATGAACGTGGGCTCGGGCCTAACAAACGAATAATAACGGTGATGATGTACGTCAACGGGCAGAAGGCGGGTAACGCAGCTATAGAGATTGGCCCATCAAATGCTACATTCAACTGGGGAGGCACTAATAATAAATTTAGAGGACAAAATATAGGGAGAATTCTGCGGGCGCTACTTACGAAAGCAGTTATAAACAAGGGTAAATACAATAAAATAAATCACAAAGGTGCGAACATGGGAGGGCGATCTCGTGCGCGGCAGGGTGGAAACGCTCGACCGACAAGCACGTGGATTCTTCAAGAGCAACTAGGGTTTCGACCAAATCCGGTAGCTCCTAATTCTATATCAGAATTCAGAAGAGGTAATAACACGTCTCGCATCAATAAAACTTTGAATAATTATAAAAAAGGTGCGATAGGGCCTAAAACACGGAAGCAGCGCAACATTTAAAGTACTCGCACGTTTAATTTCAAGTAATGGCCGTGAAATCTATTGTACTTGATATCGATGGCGTCATCGTCCGGGACAAGTTGCTCATGGCGCACGTCCAGGACAATTGCGTCCGGTACGTGCAGTCCAAGCTGCCCGAGTGCAAGGACCCAGGGAACGTCAACAGGATCCTGTACTTGGCACACGGGCACACGGCCAAAGGTCTGACGCACTCTTTCGGGGTCGATACGAGTGATTTTAACGCCAAGGTTTATGACAAGTCGCTCTTGGATCACTTGGGCGATGTGATCTACGCGGCTGATTTTCAGACCGAGGCCAAGGAGATTCACGACTTTACACGCAAGGGCTGGAACGTGACGCTGTTTTCAAATGCACCAGAGATATGGTGCCGCCAGGTCGCGCTCGCCTTGGGTGACGACGTCTACGTGCGCTGTCCCGGTGCCGACGGGCCCTTCAAACCGGAGGCGGCGGCCTACGCGAACTTCTCGAAGGTCCAGACGCACGTGTTCGTCGATGACTCACTCAAGAACCTCGGAACGGCCAGGTGGTTGCCAAACTGGCATCCGATCCACTTCGACGAGGGCGCCAAGAACGACTCTGTCCTCGTGCCGAACTACAAGCCGTGGTGCCCTACCATCGGTTCCATATGGGAGCTAGGCCTGTTCCTCGACACGGCCGACTTTCTCATGGACCGCCACGAACCGAGCGACTGTCCTTGGCGTTCAGATGCATTCTAGAATATCTGAACTTGGGTTGAGCCCCTCGGGTGTCTGAAATAATTTCAGAGTTAAAATTAACTATGCCCAGTCCTTCTCTCGCGTCGCGCGCACTGAAAATCGCAAGACTCGAGTTTAATTCACGCTTTAATGAAGGTCAAGGGCGCTTAATGAATGCGGCTAATATGGCGAATTATCTCAGATTAGAGCACGGAAATGCCAATGCAAATAATGCCCTGCGTCGGGCCCGTCTAAACATCGCCGCTGAAAATAAGCGCAAGGAAAAGCGTGTAAACAACTTGGTTAAAAACGCGGCTAAACGCTTTATCAATGCCGGTGGACGAGCTCGCGCTCGCGCTGCAAAGTCACTCTTGGCCCCAGTAGTGAGCGAACTCAAAAATCTCAAATGGGTGCCTATTGAAAGTTTCAGAGTGAAGCGCGGACGCTCCCCCTCGCCGTTGAGGTCGCCGCGCAAAGTGTTAAATGCAGTACATTATAAACGCCGCCTCACAGGGCCGTAAAAAAATTCCACGCCTAAATTAATGCAAATAAAACGGGGAACGCGCCGAAAACCAGCCCTGCGCAACTCACGGGAAAACGCCGCATTCAACCTGGTCCGGGGAATCCTGCGAAATAATCGCAATAATTTTGAAACTTACTTGAACGAGCGCATTAGAAACTATACTATAAAGAACAATGGGGTCTTTAAAGGATTCGCATTTCTCGAAAAGCACAAGACGGATCCGAGTGCATTGGTGCTTACGTTGATCGCGACCACGAGCGAACCTGGCAAGGGATATGGGCGGGCTCTTATGCAACGCATAGTGGACGATGTGCGCCGTAAAGGATACAAAAGGCTCGTGATTCACGATCCTTTGCCCGGTGTGAGAAATTTTTACAAGAAATTCAATGCTAAAATTACACCAAAGGCGCGCAAAGCTAATACGACCCTTATGCAGGTGAACTTTAATAACAACTCGGCGGGCGAAGTGACTAGTAGACGTAGATCACCTTCTCGCCAGTCTCCAGCGCGGCCTTCATCTTCGCCAAGGTCTTCGCCGCGGCGGTCTGCGCGCCGTCAAACGCCTCCTTCGTGAGAACCATCGTCTTGTTGCGCCATGAGACGCCCGGGGCCCCGAGACTCTCATCGTAGGCCTTATTAAACGCCTCCCGGGTAGGGAAGGCCTTGTCCTGATAAAGGTTGTTAATCCAACTCAGGACATCCGGATCACTGAATTCGCCGAGCTTGTTCTTCCACTGAGGCGCGGCGAATTCAAGGAACTTGCGCTTAGGCGCAAACTTGGTAGGGATCGAGGCGAACTTGGCGAGCGTGCAAGCCATGGTCGTCTCGGTCAGTTTTGGGTGATTTTAGACGTGTGCGATGAGACCCTGCGGCTCACAGAACACGTTTAAATCCAGGTCGTGATGAGTGCGGCCCATTCCTCGCCTCGAAACGTAACGTCCTCTGTATACTCGTACGAACCGCGTATAAAGTGCCGCCGGACGTTATACACGTCATCCTTGTCCTTCACGAAAAAGAACGCGGCAACCTGACCCACGAGACCCGAACGTATATGTTCCTCTTCCCAACCGATTTCGCGAAGTTCATCGTCGTTTAGCCAAGTGAATATCATTTCTTACTAAAAATGCGTCAAGAATCCTTAAATATCGAACGACTCGAAAGACGCGTGTTTCGCGAGGCCGTCGCGCCCCATCACCTCGACGAACCACTTGCCCTGTGGTCCGCATCGCTTCTTGTCGAGGCGGACAGACTTGGCGTAGTCGTGGTGGACCGCGCTATTGGTTATAGCCACGACCGAGCGGCCGCACGTCTTGTC